TGCCTTACCTTTTCTATCTGGATTTGGGTCTTCTCTTCTTTTTCTTCTTGCTGCTGTGTCTTCTTCCTCATCTGACATATTTGCAGCCATTTTTGATGAACCACATTTTGGTTTAGTAGTTTGTCCTGGTTGCTTCGCACAAGGTTTTCCTGCGTATTTGCCTCCTAGTTGAACCCATCCTGGTTTTCCATCACTTGATTTGCTCTTTGAAAACCAATCGTGGAGAGATTCATCTCCAGATGCAGTTTCTTCACTAACACCTTTCATTTTTTCTGGTTTGATGATATCAATAATCCGAAGAAAGATATTGCCGTTTGCGTCCTCAATTGCCACATCCTCACTAACATCTTTGAACTTTTTATGTTCTTTCTTTGTGGATGCTTCCATAACTGTTTTGTGTGATTTTACCCTAGGACACTTTGCACTTCCATGAGAGGGGCAGTTCATTCCCTTTGGACTGCTATTGCAATGTGATTCTAAAATAAATTCCTGAAAAGTTTTCATTAGAAATTTTTTAACTATTTAGAATCCATTAAACCTCGTTTAAGTAATTTTTGGAGGTCTGCTGTTGAACCAATAAAAACAGAATTATTAACGGTAGAAGGTCCTCTGTTGTCTTCTTCTTTAAGTTTCTTCATTTTGTGTTGCAAATCAATCAATTTGTCAGTCACATCACCAACATTTTTAATCAACTGACCTGCTACTTCATATGCTCTTGGACTATCACTTTGTTGTGCCAAATCCATAATACTATCAATTGCTTCTTGTCCTTTTTCAATTAATGAATACAAATTTCCTCTTGTGTATTCATAATCTTTATCACTCTCTTCTCCTGAAGTTGGTTTTACTATTGCTTGTTTTGATTTTTTTACAATCTCTTTTGATATAGAAATTGCTTCTATCTCTAATGCTTCATCTATGTTTTCAAATTTACTTTTCATAGTGATACATCAATCCCCTTTGTTGTACTATAAACTTTACCATCACCAAAATCAAAACGAGATTCACTAAATCCAAAATCATCATCCATCTCAACCAATTCATTATCTGTTGTTGTAATTGCATCAATTGAATCTCCTTCAATGTGAGATTCAATTGATGTATCGTCTTGTCCCCTCAATACAGTTAGAATATTACCAGAAATATTTTTGATATACATTTCTTCATTACCAATCATAATATAAGAATCATCAACCAAGGATACAGCACTTGAAACATTAAATACAGTTACTTTATCATCAATATTTTCAGCAAGTGTTGTTGTGTTGTCGTTATTATAATCTTTAAGTGCTCTTGGAGTAGCAGTATATCTCAATTGTCTTGATGCATTTTTGGTATTTGTATCTGTATAATAATCAACTTGAACTTTTTTGATTATTCCATCTGTACTGTCTGGAATTGGACCAAACAGATATGCTTTTGCTGTAAAGTTTAAAGTATATACCAATGCTCTTCTTTCTGTATAATTACCTTCATAATTATCTTCCATATTAACTCCCCCTTCTAGAATTATTGGAATATCTTTCTTTTCGCCTATTGATGAAATCAAATTGATTGTTAATGAAAAACTTGGTTGAAATGCTGGAAGAATTTGTTCTACAATTTGAAGCATATCATCATTCAACTTAGTCATAATACTAAGTTGAAATCCAATATTATAAGGAACAGGCATAAAAACTTTAACTTGTTCTGTTCTATCAGTAGTTTTTATTGCCTTAAATGTTTGCATAGAAGAAACTTTTCTGCTGCTATCATATTTTAAACTCGTCATCTCAAAAGACATTCGAGGGAGAGTCATCGCAACTCTTTTTTTCAAATCTGGTTTTTGTTCTACTCTTGCTAAAAACTTTTGAATTGGACCATAAGCAATCGGAACTTTTATAAAACTATAATCAGTACCATCCTGCTCCTCATGCTTGATGTACACTTCATTAAAAAGTGTACCAAAAGCAATAATGGTTTTTCTGATTATTTCATTGTAACTATAAGTTCCTAACATAACAATAGAGTTTATTAATTATTTAGTAATTACCAAACGGGTTCTTCTGTGAAAAGTCAAGAATACCATCTGCTTCATCTTCAATTACAATATTTTCAGCATAAGGATCAAATTCCTCAAATGTATTGATTGAATATACTTTATGTGTTGCTGCTGCACCAACTATCAGTTCACCATTAGCAAAGTTTCCACCAACTATTGAAACTTTAAGTACTCTAGTATCCGCATCCCAATCTTTTACATATCCAGTAGTTCCAGTAGAAACACCTCTAATTGATTCATTAAACTCAAAATTACCAGTAGATACTCCAATTGGACTTGCAAGTTCAATTGTTGGAGTAACAGTATATCCAGCACCAGCATTGGTATAACGAATTGCTGTTACAATTCCAGTAACTGTTAAGACTGCTTCTGCTGCTGCATTTACTCCACCAGAAGGAGCAGTAGATATAGAAACAACGGGAGCAGATGAATATTGACTTCCGCCAGAAGTAATATTTACAATTCCCAAAGTTCTAGAAGCAAGAACAGCAGTAGCAATTCCACCAGAACCAGATTGACCTACAATTGTAACTGATGGTATTTGCGTATAACCAACACCAGGATTTACTACAAGAATTTTATCAATAGAGTCCCCTGTTCTTCCTGTCTTGCTGGTCATAATAGCAACTGCTGTTGCATTTATTCCACCTGCTGGTGCTTTTGTGATTTGAATTACTGGTGTAGATAGGTAACCAGTTCCATCGTTAATCAAATCAATATACTGAACTGATTTGTTTAGTGTAGAAGCAATAGAAACTGTAGCAGTTGCTGTAGTTGCGGTATCACCAACCATGGTAATAGTTTGAATATAACCAAAATCTTGAATTGATCTATCAACTTCATCAATACCAGTATCAATAAGTTCATCTTCGTATCTAAAGATTTCACATCTCAATTCATAAACATAAAGATTATTCAACTGATAAAATGGAACTTTTCCTTCAACGTACTTAATTTCAAAAAGACCATTATCAATTGGAAGATAAATTAAATCCCCTTCTTGTGGTCTTGTGGCAACTTTAATATCTGGGTCATCTAATAAAAATGGAGATATAAAATCCTCATATCTTTCCTTTGAAATGATAAGAGTTAGTTCATCACTTGTCTTTACACCAAATTTTGATAAAATATCTCCCTGTCCCCCAAATCCATTAAAATTTGAAATATATGCTTCAATTCTAAAACTATCATCAAATTTTGACACTAAAACTTCTTTGATGATTGTTTTTTCATTAATTAATTGTCTGGGCATATAAACGATATCTTGTCCATACATTTTCAGTTGTTCATTAATTAAATCCTGAACAAGTCTTTGTTCGCTGGAAGAACCTCCCAGAAAATAGGGATTTAGTGGTGCCATTATCCTATCATATCCATTGGAGGTAATTCGTATTCTGTCTTGAGTTCTCTTTCAAGTTCTTCAATTTCTCTAATCGCATCATTTAATATTCTTTCACCATTCATCGTAATTCCACCAGGAAGTTGAACTCCATTAAACTTAATTAAATTCTGTCCCCATTGTCTTTTGATAATTGCTGTTAAATATCTTTTCAACCACCAATCGTTATATACAGCAGAAAAATCTGATGGGTCTACAATTCGAATACAATCAACAATAATATAACTATTTTCATTTACCATTGCCCAGTCTATATCCAAATATAGTCTGTGTTGCTTTTTGTTAAATCTCAATTGAACATCTGGAGTTATTAATCTACTAATATCTTCCAAATGTGTTTTTACCATTGCATAATTCAATAAATCAAGAGCACCATAATAATACAAATCATTCAAAAATATTTGATATTTGATATTAAATAAACCAGATGATATAGTATTTGCATCTGATTTGAATACGTTATTTACTCCAATAATTGTATCTGGAAGTTGAATAAAATTAGTTGTTTCTTGATAAGATACTGTTGCAATTCCAACAGAAGAATTACCAGTTGAACTTGTAATACCTGTTCTTACTATAGTTTTTTCATCTGGAAGAAGTTTGTGCTTTAAATATACTCTTGCTGCACCATCATAATGCCTTTCATTGAAAAATTGAATAGCATCATCCACCAAATCGTCAATTTGATCGTCATCGACATTGACTTCTAAAACAGGATATCCAAGTTTTCGCAAACAATAATCAATTAATCCCTGACGACTTGATGGTTGAGACATTATTTAATTGAAAACTCTAATTATTTATCAGTATGTACCGCCATCAATAAATGGATATGAGTCCCATTGGTCTGTTGATGAATTGTAAACAAGCACTGAATTGTTTGGTATTCCCGCAGAAGCATTAACATCATCTAAATCAGAAAGTTTCATTTTTAAATTTGCAACAGCAGAAACTACCCTGTTTGCGTTATCAGCACCAAGTCTTACTTTTATCAAATTGTCTGAATTAGTTCTTACTCTAATGTCTGACATTGTTTTTTTATGCGGTGGTAATTCCAGCAGTAACTAAAGCACTTCCTTCAAAAACTCTTGTCTTTGCTGTTCCACTATCTAATAATACATCATAACAATATCTTCCTGCCCTTAACGATGATGTGATGGATGAAGCTAACGATATTTTAACTCTTCCATCGGGTCTATTGGGGAAAGAAACTGTAAAAGTAGCAGAAGTATTTAATGATGCTGGTGATTTTTTTAATTTTGCATATCCAGTATATCCAGTCAAATCCAGCGGAGTATTTGCTGACGATTCAAGAAAAAATGTTTGTTGAAAATCAGCACCACCTGGAATTGTTATATTAACTACATATATTGCCATTATGATAACTAGATAAAATCTTTCCTAATATATTTAGGATTTGTTTTCTAAAAGTTTTGTTAGTAATGATTTTATCTCAGACAATTCAGTTTTTAAATTTTTAATCTCACTTTTTTCATCTAATGTAGAGTTTTTGACTCTCAAATATTCTTGATATTCATAATCATTACAATTTACGATTGCATTTGATTTTTCATCACGATACAATCCTTTGTGTCCTTCTACTGGTATCATATTGATGCAATTGCTCTTAGGTCTCTGATAAGTGGAACATAGGATTGATTTGTTCCAGTCATAAT